AACGAGAAATATATCGGCATCTACGACTATAACAACGGCGAAATCCGGGACGAAGACGCAATCCCCGCCATACTCGATAAAGAGACCTTTTACGCCGCGCAGGAAATCTCTAAGCAGAACTTACGCAGAAAGGTGAAAGAGTCTGAACGTCAGTCCGATTACCTGCTGACCGGCAAGCTCTTCTGCGGCGAATGCGGCGGAATGATGGTAGGCGAAAGCGGAACAAGCCACACGGGCGCCGTGCACAACTACTACTCTTGCCAGAACCACAAGAAAAGGCGCGGGTGCAAACAGCACGCCATAAGGCAGGATGAAACCGAAGCAGCCGTTCTGAGGGCACTGCTTGAGCTGTTGAACGACAACGTGCTTGAGGAAATCGCAGACGCTGCGTGGCAATACTACGAGCAGGAGCACAAAACGGAGGATCGCGTCTCCGCGATTGCTGCGGAGCTGGAAAAGGCGGAGGCCGCTACACGAAATATTGTGAGAGCGATTGAAGCTGGCGCATACTCGGATGTCCTAAACGATCGGCTCAAAGAACTTGCTGAGCAAAAGGCCGCTTTAACAGATGCGCTTGACTTGGCAAAACAAGAAAACGAACTGAAGCTTACAAAAGATCATATTCTGTTTTTCCTCCTGCGCTTGCGGGATGGCGACGTTACGGATCCTCTCGTACAGAAACGCCTGATCCAGACCTTTGTCAATTCTATCTTCTACTACAGTGACGATGGCGACGATGGCAAGCTAGTTGTCAACGTGAACTGCACAGGGGAAGAAAAAACGCTCACACTAAAAGAGATGCAGGCGCAGGGCCCGGTTCGTGCCGATAGTACTATGCTCCACTCACTCACGCCGGTACGAACTTTTTCCGGCGACGGTCTATGTATGGCGCTTATAATTGCACTAAAAAAGAGGGACGCTTGATCGTCCCTCTTTCCATATGCGCATTTTTGTTATTTGACATCTGATTCCCGGTAACAGATGCGGGCGTCAACCGGCACAGTGAGAAATACTTTAGCCAGCAGAAGGGATACCCGCCCCCAGTCTCCACCGGCTATGCCGCAACCCAGATAGCCGGGGATCACGACAGACAGATTCTTTCTAAGCGCAAAGGCCCGTACCTCTTCCATGCACTTCTGCATGGCCGTGTAACTAGTCAGCCCGGCGTCTTCGAACTCAGCGTCTTCATTATCTGGCCCTAGCTGGCAGAAGCAATTTGCCACGTACTTTTTAGGGGATCCTTCGGGCAGCTTGCTCCAAAGCACAGTGCCCAGATTCGCTTTACCCCCGATCTCGCACCTCTTCTCATACTCTGCATACGCACTTTCCGGCAGGAGCTTTTTGCGGATGGCATATGCTATTCCACCGCCCATCACACCTTCGTAGTTAACCTGATGCACTAAAATATCACCGGGGCACTCGAGCGCGTCCCCAAACCTCACTGACAGCATTCAAACCCACCTCCGACTCTGTTATTATACTCTTCATCCAGTTTTTCCAACCGGGATTGACGAACTCTATCTACCGCACTGAGCGCAATTTGTAAAATCTCTTTTGCCTTCTGCGCTTCATCTTCGAGAGCGCGCTTTTCCTCGGCCAGCTGTTCCTCCGACTCGATGCAGTTGATGCGCCTGAAGGCGTCGCCATGCAGAGCGTAAAGCTTACCGTCAATCACGATGTTCTGTACGCACTTGCGTTCCCAGTTAAACCATATGCCGTCTACTTTGACGCACACATACCTGTAGCCGACTTTCACGTCTTCCGCGGCGGGGATGAGCATGTCGCCCGTCACCTCATCCGCCCGGAGTGTAGCCCGTCGCCACTCAACGTCCTCCTGCGAGAGTCCCCGTCTTGTCAAAATGATTTCCATGCTCTTTCTCTTCCTCGGTTATTCGGTTTTAAGGCTCAGTACGATGTTCTTGCCGTCAACCCACTTGATTTCAGCAAGCGTGTTCTTCGGGATGTAAATAACGCCTACCTTCTTGTCGTTTTCTGATTCCGCAACTTCCGTAAATCGGATCGTGTTCTTCGTTTCCTTCTCAGCTTTGAAAAGCAGATTCATTTGTTTCTCTCTCCTTGTCAGATTTTTTTTCCGCCTATCGGCAGAATAGACACGGCAGGACTCGAACCCGCGACCGCGAGCCTGTAGGGCCGCTGCGCCACCTCTGCGCTTCGTGTCTTGCGCGTCCGTCAATCCTTATCTTCCCCTGCAAAGAACTCAGGCACCGTCCATCCGCGGGAGCGCAGTGCTTCCCGGATCTCTTCCGGCGTCCCTAGCTCCTCATATGCGGCGAGCTTTTCCGTAATGACCCGCCACATGCCACTGCCCTGCTTCAGCACCCACTTCTTGCCATTCCAGTGCGTAAGCCTAGGATTCTTCTCATACAGCTTCAGGCTCCGCCAGTGCCCCGGCGTGCCTGCACACAGCTCTGCGTATTCGATGGCGGGATCGGCTTTTAATTCGTCGAACACGGCCTCCGCTTCCCGCAGAATGCTGAAATAGTTGTTCTGCGGCTGACGGCGATTGTTCCGGGCGATGATCAAATAGTCTTCATGCATAGCCCTTCTCCTCCTTGTATGCCTCGATCTCATCTTCCGCCTCACGGCGGCTTTCTGCGGTGCACCAAAACTCACCGTCGATATAGACGGCATAGTGGTCATAAACCCGTCTCACTTCGAACCGATTCATCATATCTCCCTCACGTCTTCGACAAGAACGTGCCTGTGCCCGTTCCCGGAGTAATCCTCTGCGAACTGTGCGCAGGCCTGCTTGATCGCCTCTGCGCGCTTCCACACGTCCCGTGATTCACGCCTGTCTGTAACCCGGATCTTGTATATGACTTTGCCCGGGCCAACCTCGAATGGAACTAAGTATGTTCTAAGCATTTCCCCTCCCTTTTTCCGACTGGGTACGGTTGTTTTTACTGTGAACTCATTATAGTACAATCTTTTTAACTTGTCAACGATTTTATGAATAATTTTTTGAACTATTTCAAGCCCCTGTTTGTTACAGTTACCAAAAATTCCTATAGAGTATATACGATTAGAGAGATTAGAGGATTTAGAGGGGTACTACCCTCTCTATCTCTCTATTATTATAAACTCTTTAAGATAATCAGTAACAGTAACATAAGTATAGGAAAATGCGATAGGTAGGCCATTTATGAAGTTACAGGGGCCAGTTACAAAAATCGGGAATGTAACCGCCCGAAAAAATCAGTTAAAACCTTTTAACAAAAATCCGAAAAAGTAACAGACGCGTTACGGAAACCGTAACTCAGCGAGGTATGCTGCTGCGGAGGGCAAAATATTTGCACCGAGCGGCCCGCTACACCCAGCGGAAGGGCGTGAAAAAGGAGCGCCTTTGCGGACGCTCCTCCGTGCTTTGTATGTGCGCCGGTGCCTATACAGAGATGCCGGGCACGGCTTTTTTAACGGCTTCTACGATGCAGATTGCCCGCTGATTTGTCGGGATCTGCGCACCTGAAGCAATGCGCGTGATGGTAGTCGTAGGCAGGCGTGTAAGCTTGCCGATCTGCGTATATGACACGCCGTAGGCTATCTTAGCCTTGTTGATCAGCCTAGCGGCCTCACAGCGGCAATCCTCGAGGACGGCTTCCTTAACCTTCGGAAGCTCAATTCCGCCTTGCTTTAAAAGCCCGAGCACGTACGGAAGCCTCTCATTCCGGCAGGTTGATATGATCGATGCAGCCTTGAAGTAGTCATCTACCGTAAGCATCCGCTGCGTGGCTGCTCCGCTCTCGCCCCCTGTTGTGTAATGGCCGCTCCTCCTCAAACTCGGCAGCACCTCGCTCGTCACCCACCGCTTGAACCTCTTCGCAGAGGGAAGCTTGCTTGAGAGGATAAGAGAGTAAAGCCCGGACTCGTTGATGACGAGCGTGTTCCTGTCCTGCGTACCATCAAACAGCATTACGCTTTTATGATCTTCTTCGTCGGTATGCCTTGTAACATCTCGACTACCGTTTTGGTACCCCAGACTCTGAGTCACGTCTTTACCGACGAACCAGAGAACGCCATTGAGCCATATTGTCCTTAAGGATCCAAACTCATCATTATTAAAGACCTGAACATCATTCATTGCGCGCCTCTTCCTTTCGGATCTCATCCAGTTTTTCTACGGCGACCTCGAACACTGCCGCATAGGTTTCCGCGGGAAGATTTCCGCATAGCGCGCTTTCCCAGCCTATTGTGAGAAGTGCTTGTGCGGTTTTCAGGTTTTCTGTGCTGTTAGCTGTCATTTTTTAGTTCCTCCAAAATGTTTATTGATTTTTCGCAGAAGGAACGGTATACTTAGATTTACCAAACCTTCTTTGAAAAGTGTGTTACGGGTTTTGGTGAAGCGGTAGGAACCTTGGCCGGATGCTACCGCTTTTTCCATTTACGACCGCTTTTCGTTTAACTCCTGAAAGACTTTTTCGATACCGAGCCGGATAACGTCGCTCTTGCGCATTCCTGTCTTTTTGCAACAGTATTCAAGCTTTTTTAGCGTTTCTTCGTCCGCCCGTATTTTTATCTGCTTGTCTTTCGGAAGCCCGATCACCGGTCTTCCCGTACGTGGCGACATCGCATCACCTCCTTTTTGTCACATCTTTATTATACTTTTGTTCACCCATAAGTCAAGCCCTTTTTCAAAATATTTTTCAGGGGCTTCTCCGGGGGCTGCGCTGCGGCAGCAGGCGTGGGCCGACTACACACTGCGCAGCGCAACAAAAAAGAGCGGATCAGCTCCGCTCCCTTATCCATCTTTCCAGCAGCCAGTATGCAACTCTTGCCGTCATCAGCAAAAGCCTGTTTGTCGGCATTCTGTCCGGCTCTTTTTCAAGACGTAACAGCACGTCCTGCATCTGATCAAGCATCCGCATGGCGTCTTTCTTTTCCCGTGTTTCTCGGTTTATCGGTGCGGGAAGTTCGGCCTGCTTCGGCTCTCTGTCATAAGGATACCTTATCATCTTTTTCCCTTTCTTCGGCGGCAGGATCCTCCCCTCGCTTTGCGTCCCGCACGCCACGCATATAGCCGTCAAGGTAGGCTTCGTCCTGCTGTTGCGTGAATACTAGCGCTGCCAAGGTCAACCCGAGAAACGTTCCCGCTACGAATGTTAAAGCATAACAAAGAAAGCCTAACATCACTCCCTCCTTAACTCCCAGTCGGCATAGCTTTTCTGCGCTTTGCCTGTGGCCCCGGCAAACATATCATCAAGCGCTTTTTTCAGTATCTCCTGCTGCTCTTGATAGAATAGCTCAGCAAACGTACTGGCGTCAGTGATGATGTCCGCGGCCTGCTCAGCCGTTATATCCTTCCTCTGCATTACGATTGCAACGTAGATAAGGAATTTAACGCTATATCCGTATATAGTTTGCTCTTCAGGATCCGTTACCGGCGCAACGTCGTCCGTCTCCATCTCTGCAAGGCGTTTGTAGATCTCGATCTGCTGCTGACGGGCAACCACGCCGTCTATGGCCTCGTGAATCTGTTGCGCTGTATAATACTTATTCTTCATCGTTCCTCCTTATAAGGGGCAGGTTTTGGCATCCATGCGACGATCCCGTCCATATCGCCGCTGCCCTCAAAATAGCATCCTTCATCTGGATCGCTATAGAACGTATCTATGTATACGTTTCCCCATGCCGTGCAGACTAATACTTCGTCCCCATCGTCAGGACATCCGGAGTAGATAACTGCCTCGTCATCCTCCAAGGTGTAGCCGCGCAGCTCGTTCCAGTACTTTCGCTCCTCCTCGTCCATCGGACGGCTCGTAATCGGATGCCACTGCTGTGCGGGAGGCAGTGACAATAATCTCGTCACATCTTTTTCTGTGTGTCCATCCCAATGCTTGCCATGTTCTAATTCCTCGCAATCAAATAGGCTGAAATATTTATCTTCGTAGTGATATGTATAACTTCCTTCGGGTGTGTCAATTCCGACTATAAACCATCCACCACCGAAACACAGTTCACCGTCCTCATGCCGTAGTGATTTCCATGCTTTGTCTTTGTTCTGCTTAACGATAGCTGCAAACAACATCATGCGCTGATAATAAAGCTGTCTGAACGTGTGGAATCCGTCTGATAAATCATCTATGCCTGTTTCTGGAATCTTTATATATCCTTCTGGCTGTGCGGATGGCAAATTAAGAATCGTCTGCCTGTCTATGTCACTCATGTTCTGGACAAAAATTCTGTGCATAAACCAATCATCAATACTTAACTCGTCAGATGCTTGAAATTTCTGCTCAGTCTCGTCCTCGTATTCATAAAGCGCTTTCCATAGCGCATCAATCGCCGCTTTTCTGCTGACCAAATCGTTCATTCCGTCAACCTCCAAAAAAGCTCTCTTCCTCTATGACTTCCACCATGAAAAAGCCTTGCGTTCCCGACGGCTCGATCTGCACGACCCTCGCGTTTTTGTCTTTTGCTTCTCTTATTTCCGGTTTGTTTACGTATTCCGCGCTCCATATTTCCATCCGTGATGTTAAATATTTTGCAATCATTCTTTTTCTCCTTTCTGCCCTTCTCTTAAAACCTATGCTTGCTGTCAAGCACCCGCAAACTTCCATAAAATCTCGTTTTAAAAACGGCTGGATCGACTTGCATTTTGACATCTATGAAAGGCGCGATTAGCTCCGCGAATTTTTCTGCCATGCAGTCGATAGCGTAAACAGACGCTTCTTTCGGGCTAGTATACATAAGTTCATCTGGCACTTCGGCGGTTGCTGTTAATACACGAACGCCGGGGCGCAGCACCTCGATCTTTACACCGCTAGCGTCTTCTTTGAATCGCGTTCCGCAATACTCGCATATCATCGTTGCTCTGTTTACCGCGCCGCCGCATTGCGGGCAAATCATCGATTTAAGCCTCTCCATCACTCGCCCCTTTCCATGTTCTGGACTTCCGCTCTGTCAATAATCTCGACAATGTAATCGTCTTCGCGTGCACTCGGCTCAATTTGCACGATTTTCGCATTTTGGTCCTTTTCTTTCCTTCTTTCTGGATTATTGATATAGTCACCACACCAGATCTCAAACCTCGAATTGTCAAACGTCGCTTTCATAGTTCCTCCTCCTGCTTTTCTATCCTGTAACTCCACCCGTCCCCGTCTTCTACTGCCTTTTCACTGGCTATCATGAACGCCTCTTCCTCGCTGTCGGCTTCGATATCATCATATTTCGCTTCGAGGCACACCCAAACCTTATAAATCATTTGTCAGTTCTCCCCCACACATAACCAAGAATAAAGATCAATACGAATAGTGCGCTTATTCCAATCCAATCGGGCATCTCACTCTTCGCTCCTTTCTGCTCTTTTATTCCATGCTTTCATCATCTCAAACGTTGGCGAATGGAATACACCAAAAAGCACAAGCGCTTTGTACATTTTCCCATTAAGGCTTCTTTTTCTCCAAATGTTCCATTCTTTTATGTGCTTAATTGCTTTCCTCATTCTTCGCTCCTCTCCCCTTTGTCGCAAAAACCATCGTCAGGGACTAATTGCATCGGCCATCCTCGCCCTTCGCATAAACCATTTTCCGTGTCTCTGTGTTTGCAATCCTTGCACCTCACAACAGGAACGGCATCAATGGTCGGAGCGTTGTCTATCATATCTTCGACGCACCACCATTCTGTTGATAGCTCTCTGCTAGCAGAATAAAAGCAATCCGCTTGCTCTTCACCATATCTTTCGATTCCTTCCTGGCGCTTTTGACTTTCGGCTTTTAGCGCGTCTGCATCAGTCAACCTCATTCTTCGCTCCTTTCTGCTGGAATAACTACAGGCGCATCGGCGATGTCATGCTTGAACCCTATTCTTTCAAAACGCGCTATGCGCCATTTTGCCTTTTCCGTCTGCTCCCAATTCGTTTCGCCCAACTTGTAGCGTTCAAACTCTGCGCGTGCTTGTTCTTCCAATTCTTCCGCTTTCTTGAACAGTGGGTCTTTCTCGATCAGGTCTCCGTGGTCGGATATTTCAACGATTTCATGCCCGCTAAACATCAGCATTGCGTGTTGCAAGTCCTCTATGTTTGTTCCCTTAATCAGTATGCTCATTTCAATCTCCGTTCTGATGGCTTTTCACGTAGACCATTAAATACTCGGCTATTTCTTTGATTTCCTCAAGGCTAAACATATCCTGTGTTTCTCCTGCGCTTTCATCTCCTGTAAACGCTTTCGCAATTTCTTTCACCAAAGGTGAACTATTATACGGCCTTGTGCCGCAAATAATCTTTTTCGCTACCACTATCGGCAGATCATAATCTTCTATTGTTATCATTTTTCTCTCCTTTTCTAAGGCGGCAATAGCTTCCTTCAATTCATCCTCGGATCCTTTCACCTGCTGCGCCCGCATCTCTTTTGCGTAGCCACACTCGCACCAGCAATCCCTCCAATCGAAGTGCATGTCGTGCGCCCTTGCGTAAAACATACGAATCAGGCAGGTGTCGCAGGTCGTTACGTCGTCCATAGGCGCGACCTCTCGGATCGTTTTGCATCCACGAACGCTCTTGCCAGATCGTCGATTATCTGATGCATATAGCGCTCCTGCGCGTCTGGAACACCAATAGAAACGATGCTTAGTTTTAGGTGTAACAGCTCATGCACAAGTGTTTCTTCAAAGTCAAACGGGACAATCCTTTCCCCGTAATACTGCGGGTCAAGGATATCAATTCTTGCGGTCTTTGTGCTTTCTTCAAAAGTAGTGCAACCGCAATCCTCCTCATCCCCCATTTCAGCAGACGTGCATTTTGGATTCAGCTTAATTCGCCAATCATGTAATCCAAGTCTCACTTTCCACTCATTCAACAGTTCTTCACTAGATTCCATCTGCCATTCCTCCTCAGCAAAACGTTACGTCGTTATTCTTCCACTTCGGCGGGTCTTTTCGCATTTTATGCCCGCAGTTCGGACAGAAGTCCCACTGCCGCCCCGTCCTCTTGTATACCCAGACGGCATTACCACATTTTGAGCATTCACATATATACGAGTCGCCGGTATAACCGTCGCCGACGATCCGCCATTCTCCCAGATCCTCCCGCTCTTCGTGTGTAGTGCTCTCCTCCGTTGCCGTCGCCGTATCGTCGCCATCTTCTTCCGGCATATGCACTTCGACTAGATACTTATTCTCCGTCGCCCACTCCGCCTGATCGACGATAAGCTCTCTATCAAACAAAGAGCGATTGCGGGGCTCGAGGTACGTCCCTACCCACACACGTAGCTCACTGTCTTGCCTAGTTTTGATCATATAGCCCTCCTGTCTTTGCGGCTGTCGGCAGCACAATTTCCTCGATGCTGTACTCAATGAGCGGTATCGACTCAGTATCGGCATGAATCGAAATTGAAAGCGAACGAACGGGTCTTTTATACACGGTGTCAAGCAATTCCCGGATTCTGTCTTCGAGCAGTTCTCTCTTGCAGCAGTTACCTGCGCTCTCAACTCGCCCCCTGACAACTCTCACCTTCACCATCTTTTCGAAAAGGATTTCCTCTTTCACTTCTTTACAGCCTCCATTGTTTTAATTGCGGCATACAGCCCCTGCCGGACTCGAACCGGCAATAATCGGAACCAAAATCCGATGCCTTACCGTTTGGCGAAGGGGCATAATTTGTGCAGACCGACTCGAACGATCATCTCACGCATTTTCCTCGCGAGTGTGCTATCCCATTGCACCATACACAAACTGCTAAGACTCGAACTTGCGGCGTCCCGCAAGCCGTATGCACAGTCCTGAGAGATAAGCACTTGTACAGGCTCGTTTCTTACCTCCTGCGCATAATCGGAACGGCAGGAATCGAACCTGCTTAGCTGTTATTCCGCCATTTCTTTTGTCAAGACCGCTCCTGCAGAGTCAAGGCTCCCTTGCTCAAAAGTGCCCTATTACCAGTCGCCCGCCCCTGCGGGTGCTCTCCCACTGAGCTACGTTCCGATGTGCCCCCGACCACTCTCATGGCCTTCGAGCTTTCAGGGGGCGCTCGATACCCGTCCTTCCAAAGCTCGGTTTACAGTGAACTTCCTTCGCGTGGATTATCTTCCGCTCCTCTCGGTCACGGCTTTCTTCACCTTCATCCCTGTGAACTGTTCACGGGCTTGATAATATTTCATTTCAAATCCCAATTGTTAAAATATTCCTTATACTTTCCGTTGCCGCTTACGCAAATGTTTGATTTTACGCCGCTTATCGCTTTTCGCGGAATTATGTACCAGTCCCAGAAATCAACAAGCACGGCGAGATAATCAACATTTTCTTCTTCGCTTACGATCTTCGACTTGTTTGACCTCGGGTAAGATGATTTAATGCAAACAACATTTCTTCCCTTTTTGTCTTTCCATGACTTCTTTACTTGAACAGAAACAAACTTCTTCTCGCATTCGATTACAAAGTCATAAGGTTCTGTGTTAAACAATGGTCTGCTTATTGGTATGTTCCTGGATAGACATTCCAGCGCGAACTTCTCCTCCGCAACATATCCGTTTTTAAGTTTCTCAAACATAGCGTCTACCTATTCCGCCACCGGGGATCTGATTTATTGTTTATCCCGTATCACCTTCCACAAGCTCCATCTTTTCGCGGGGTATGCGTATTTGCGAACTAAATACCATTTACCAAAAAGGTGGATATACGGATAATGATTGATGATCCTTCGCGTTCTCTCATACATAGCCTCTATTCCTCCGCCGGGGTGTTGATGCAACAAAAGCAACAGATTGTTTGCAAAATGCCGTTTTTGTTGCATGAACACTCTTTAGCTATCCCGCTCCCTACGGTCTAGCTTTTGGCACCGCAGGGCGCAGACGACGGCCGCGATAGACAGGCTGATGACCCAAGGCAGGCCGTGTGCTCCGTCGCTGTTAGCCCACGCTATACCTGCAAGCCCTATGCCGTTACATAGCAGGACGGCCAAGACGCCCCAAAAAGCCGCATGCTTGATAATATTCTTCATCGCTTCCGATCCTCCATTTTCGCCCCACACCACGGGCAGTACGGCACTACCGGCTTCTCCGGCAGGTGAATTATCTTCTGGCAGCCTGAGCACTGCCAGTACCGGCGCAACTTTCCGCAGTCATTTACGAGTATCGGTTCCCACCGGGCCCGCTTCTCCGGTTCCTCCCTGAGTGTAGGCGCCTCCTCGATCATTTCCAGCACGTCTCCCGCTCGGAGCTTCCCCCACCACTTGCGACGTATCCTTATCTGTCTGATCAGGGGATCTGCATCTATCATCCGCATATCACCCTACCTCCTCTAACGGCATCCACTGATCCGTATCTTCTACCGGCACGCGCTCGTGCGTATAAGCAGGGATCCAGCATGTCGATCCGTCCAGCAGGCGCGTCCACAGCTGCCCCACAAAGTATCTGCCGCGCTTGCGTACAAGCACATAGCGGGAATGCATCGCCGCACGTGTTGTCGTGGGCTCTGTCTTTTTAGGCGCCTCATTCTTAAGCGTCCGCCACTTTTCGCGGGTAGCTGTCTGCACGTCGTTTTGCATGCCGCGCGTTAAGCAGATAAGATAATCCAGCTTCCCGTCTATACAATCTGCAGCGTTAAGTAATTCCTCATTTAAGCAGGACTGCGCATTTACTGACTCCATGTGCGCACCTCCTTAACCGAGATATGCGCACAGCAGGATCCGCGGTGCCAGCTGTTCAGGACGTGCATCAGGCAGTGCGATGATGCTTCGCTTGATCCTTGCGATATCCTCATCCTCAAGGCTCGTAAGCTCGCCTAAGGCGTTGTCTCTCGTGATGAACAGGTTACCGAATAGAGCAGGCTCCCCGCCCGTTGTTGCCGCTGTGCATACAGGATCCGCTTTAAGCAGCCCCTCATCGTCGCAGACAATGTTGTAAGCGGCCCCGCCGATCGCGCGTACCACGATGTCAATTACGTCGCATTCGCATACACGGTACAGTCCCTTAAGCTCCTCCGCTCGGTCTATGCACGCCTCTTCGCAGCGCCCGTCTGTGCTGATTAAAAAGCCTCTCAGTTTGTGTTCATTCATTTTTACTGCCTCCTATTATAAGTCTATTTATTTGAACTGTAAAGATATAAAAATACAATCTCACACACGGTGGGTCGGTGTCCCGAAGTGGGAGCACTGGATGTTATATCCACCCGCCCCTATGGCCTTCTTGTACCCTTCGATGCGCTTGCTGATGAACTCGATGCTTGCCATGTTTGTGTCCTCCTAAGTGTTTATCAAGTGGCTTTTCTCTTGCCTTGTGTCTGCATTATAGTACAATCTTTTTAACTTGTCAAGCGTTTTTGTAAATATTTTTTAACTTATTTTTGAGCACAAAAAAAAGAGGGCGGTTGCCCGCCCTTTGCTCATAACGTTATTACGGTTTAATGTAAAGCCCGGAGGCCCACCCGCGACGATCTGCATAAATGCACTCGTACCACGTGCGGAGGCCTACCTTTTTTGCTTTGCCGGTCAGGTAGCACTCCTTCGCGCCTATCGGGATCACCACAATGCGTGTAGCGTCCGTTATCTCCCCTGGCACTTTCCGCAGCCACGTGTTCCCGGTAACCCTTGCTGTAGGCAGCGGAGTCTTGATGTACAGGCCGGATACGTACCCGATCTTCCCTGCTGCATTCACCTGATACCACGTATCGCTGTCATCGTCTTCCGCCCGGGAGATTACGGAGACAATGTCCCCGCCGGAAAGCGTTGTGATGATACTATTCTTTGTTCCGGGGCCGGTTCGTAGGTTGCACGCTTTACACCCGGTTAGCGCGTACGGCACTGCGTCTCTGTGGTCATCATCGTCTAATACGATCATCGTGTGCCCGTGCTTCCAGAAGACGTCACCGCGTCTTGCGCCTACAGCCGCGGTAAGCAGGGCGTTGTCGGTAAGCTTGACGAACGCTTTTGTCGCCATGAGCACGCTCGGCTGGGAGGTTGTATTCATGAGCCGCAGCCCAGAGTGGCGCAGCCCCGCGCAATACGCTACTGTCGAGATCAGCGTGCAGCATGTCGTATTAACAAGCATTTTAACCGCTAACGGGTCGGTCGTTCCCAGTTTGACGACTGCATCATACAGCCCGCACATGGGGTATCTATCGTCGATCCAGTTCTGCCCGTAGCCAATGTAATTGTGATTCATGACGGCGCGTTCTGCCGCCCATGCCATCTTCTCGGCCACCTTCGGGTCGGCAGGACGAAAAACGGCTTCCCACCCGAAGTCGTACCAACCGCGGATATTGAGCTCGCCGTCGAGGTTGCCGTACGGTTTTGCCTTAGTGACGCCCGTCCGCAGAGTGTTCGGCGGCGCGCCGAACTTCCCCGGATTGCTCGGGGTATGCACTTCCGAGGACGACGCCTGTGCAATTCGGATCATATAATTAGCCCTCCCAGTCTTCCGGCTCTAACTTAGTCACGATATCGCGCGTATCAAAGAACGTGTCGCTATCGCTTTCCGCAAGCTGCCCGACGAAGTAAGCGCACGCACTTAAAACCGCGGTAACAACGATGCCCACGCGGCCAAGATCCACCGCAGCAGACAGGACGCCAAGGGCGCCGCCAAGTGCCGCGAAGATAAGCTGCAGTTTACGCATAAGATCATGGACTTTTTTCGAAAACATGTTTTTTTTTATCTCCCTTCTGAAAATAAATAACCGGATTCTGACGATATGTCTGTCTCGTCAAAAACCGGCTTTACTTGCCTGCACGCTGTGCGTGCGTTTAACAATGCTAGGCTTGTTTAGTCAGCACCGTTTCTGTTCTTCCATCGCGGATGATCCGAATCTCGTCCCATCCTTCGTCGAGTGTAGGCGGCTCAAAAACTTTTGTTTGCTCAAAGGCTATACTGTTCGGCCTGTGTCTGTACGAACTCTCCCGGTCAACACAAATTTCGACAGGAATATTGAGCCAAATACATACTTTTTTAAAGTCTTTATGCTTTACAAAAAAGCTTCAACCTTTGTAATCCAATCTTCAAATGTTATGCTTTCAAGCATAAGCCCTTCGCCAAACATTCTTGTCCTAACAGTTGCGATTATTTGCGTCTTTTCCGCGTCTGAGAGTTCTGTGTATAAATTTTTAAAGTCTTTCCAATACTCAGCAAACCGTTTTTCTGTCGCGTCACGGTATTCTCGATTCTCCTGCGCGATCCACTCTTTTTTGTTCATGGTATAATATGCATCAAATATCATGCATGATGCATAAAATTTTGCGTCATTAAACATCCTTCGTCTTATTAGTTCTTTCACAAGAGCTGTGTTTGAATCAAGCATATTGTTATAAGTTTTCAATATGTACTTCGGATCGTGACGGCAAACAGAATTATCCCTCCACTTCCAAAGGTAAAAAGGTTGGGGACAATATTTTGCATCTTTCGCTATCTTTTGGCATAGGGAGTTAAAATAACTGTCTTCGTGAATAGTCAAGCTTTCGTTCCACCTGATATTGTTATCAATCAAAAACTTACGCCGATGTACTTTCCCGTGAACAAATGTGGAATCAATTTCGTGCGTGATATAGACAACGCTTTTGTCCACTGGGTTTCTTGTTTCTTCCACAAACGCAGAAACAAGCGTATCAAACCCCCCGTTATCAATTTCCCTCATCAAGATATACAAGCCACAAGCGTTAAAAAACATATCATCGGCGTCGCAAAACATAACATAATCCGCTGTAGCACGGTCGAGGCAAGCATTTCTCGTTGCCGAAACGCCACGATGTTCATCTTTGTAATAATCGATACGGAACGGATATGATTTGATAAACGCATCACCTAAGATAACATCCGTGCCGTCATTAGTTATCACAACTCCTATTTCGTTGAAATCAACATTCTGCTGAAGTGCAATGCTATCAAGCAGCGGCTTGACTACTTCGCAAGTTTCTTTGTATTGAGGGACTAAAATCTGCAATTTCATAACGTCACCCGAGCGCGGAAATTTCTGCATCTGTTAAACCGACAAAACGTTGAGCGTAATTAGCCCAGTAAGTTGCAGACTGCCAAGCCGCTAAAAGAGATTGACGCACATAAATCGACCCGAAATGGCCAAGAAATGTCGAAGTTGTCATTGGCGTAGAATTAAACATATTCTGACCACCTATTGCAACAGATTCTCCTAAAAGGTACACAGATTCCAGCGCAGAACACCTAAGAAACGCACTACCATACATTGAAATAAGCATCGGGAAACTAACAGTCGTTAAAGCAATGCAACTTTCAAAAGCTGACAAGCCAATATATTCTACTGCAGGAAAGCTCACAGACGACAGTGATGAACACATTCTAAACGCACAATTTGAAACCATTTTTGCGTTAGGGGAATCTATTGCTTTTAATGCCGTACATATTGCAAATGCAGAATAACCAATGCTAATTGCCGAAGGAATGCTCACATCTGTCAACGATGTGCAACTCATGAACGCAGCTGTATCAACCGTTTCCGCTGTTTGAAATTTAGCAGTTACAAGAGATTTTAGACTTGCAAAACAATAAATTGGTACACTTTCAAGGTTTTGAAAATTCACCGATACAAGAGAAGTACAACTACTGAACGCGCTTCTGCCAATGCTTGTGACAGCAGGGAAATCCGCTGTTCGCAATGCTGAGCAAGAAGCAAATGCATTCTCACCGATTGCTACAGCGGCAGGGAAGCTAACTGATTCAAGCGATTCACATCCTCTAAAAGCTGCAATTCCGATTTCCGTTACTGCCGGGAACGCTACTGAAGTTAATCCTTTGCAATACATAAACGCATTTGCCCCAAGTATCATTGCCGCAGGGAAACTAATCTTGTTAAGCGAAGTACAGTTATAAAATGCACCGTCTCTAATTTCTGAGACGTTAGCGAAGCTTACGGATATCAGATCTTCGCAATATGTGAAAGCAGATCTCCCGATGTAACTAACTCTATCGTTTGTATAATCTGTTATCGTCCTTGTCACAAGGCCGTCTTCTGTAGAGGTGTCGCCTCCGCCGCCTCCGCCTCCTCCGTTTTCGATAGCCTTAGCGATGTTGTCCAACAGGATTTCCTGCCGGGTGCACGGGCTGATATCAGAGCCGCCCTCTCCTCCGTTTTCGATAGCCTTAGCGATGTTGTTCAACAGGATCTCCCGCCGGGTGTACGGGGTGATATCAGAGCCGCCCTCTCCTCCGTTTTCAATAGCCTTAGCGATGTTGTCCAACAGGATTTCCTGCCGGGTGTACGGGGTGATCTGTGTCTTTTCCATTTTTATCTCCTTTCCTGCCTCACTTTAATGCCTATTTACTGCTCCTGCTGTTCTGCTTCAACAGGTACAAGGATAATAGTGCCGTTTAGCTTAAGGCCGCTACAGCGGCGGCTATTTTGTTGTCGATATAGGTTTTTGCATCAGCGGCGTATTTCACCGTAGCGGTTCCGCTTCCGAACACGTTGTTTACTCACGCGAGCGCTGCAAGCTGCTGCGTGGATAAAGTGTATTCAATGGGTGTAGCCAGTTCGTAAACAAACTGAACATTTGCAACCGCCGCCTGAAACTCCGCAAGAGTCGAAGTGCTATCGTCCTTCACGTTTACGCCGGTGTCTAATGCGCCAGATATTTCTCCGTTAAGCATTGTGCTGTACGGTTTATCAACCGTCTTGTATGCGGATGAAATGATGTTTGTCCTTCCCGGTTTCTTCCCGGCCATGTATGTATAGCCGATTTTGTAAGTCGCGTTATACTGCCATGTAAAATCTGCGCCAAGCTTCCCCGCTTGTGTCACCTTCAGCTTCCCCGTCACGAAGTCCACTGTCCCCCCGTAGACTGTGCCTTGATCCGTAAAGGTGACGGAGTAGGTGTTTACCGCCGTTGGATAGGTCGCCCCGATATTCAGTTCTGCTCCCGTATGCCCGGATATAGGGCAGATGTTAGAATAGGGGGCGTATGTTGCATCCGAAACAGAGGAAAGGCGAATCATCGGATACCATGTCGCAGACGGAGCGGTCGCGCCATTGTTGACAGACGCAAAGACACGGATGTGGTCAATCGTGCTGTCTATTGTAAAGGTAGCGCCGCTTCCATAATCGCTCCAGTTATTCACCAACGTGCCGCCCGAATTGTAGGCCAGAACGCGAATGAAATACGTGGACGAACTGCCGCCGCTCGGACATCCGCTAATGATATATGACCCGTTAGGCAAGACGATGTTCGGGCTAAAAGGCTGAGAAGAACCGCTTGCCGTCCCTGATGCCTTTGCGGACCCGTCCGCGTTTGCCGTCCATGTTACAGCGTTAAGCGTCTGTGATGTTATCCACGGAGCGAGTTTATTCTTCCCTCCACCTGCTGGCCAAGGTGAGTCGTATCCGTTAAGGGACTGGATAGGTGAGAGGGAGACCTCAGCCTTCAAAAAGTTTGGAATAGTACTATCGAGATACACTGTAACAACACCTCCTTATAACTTCCCGTCTTTTTTCAGTTTCTCGACCTTCGCCTTTACGTAACTGTTTCCGCCTATCTTTGTGTAATGCTCAAGCTCCTCGTGGAACCGTTCCATTTCGATCTCCTGGTGCACTTTACCCTGCTCAACCTCAGCTAAAAACGTCACTAGGTAATTCTTGCAGTGCTCCATGTCGATCTTATTGACCTTTGCGTCAGTTTCATCTAATCGCGCATCGATCTTGTCAAAGCGCTTGTTGATCTCTTCGGTTTGATCCTTCTGCAGAGCTTTGATCACCTTCTTGACAACCTTTTTGACCGCGGTGACAATAGCAACGATAGATGCGATAAGGGCGGCAATTAAGCCGAGCCAAGCCCGTAAATCCCCCAACGTGATGTTCTCCATTTTCTTCTCCTTAACTCAGATCATCTTCCGAGGCATCCTCTTCCAAGGTTTCCTCTTCCGGTGCCTCGGTGTTCGCCCCCTTTTCTTCGTCGTGTAGCGCTCTGTAGTACGCCTCCGTCTGCTTTTCCAGCTCTTGCTGTGCAAGGGCCGTCGTCTTTTCCGACAAGTCCCTGATCACGTCCGCGATCACGAATGCCGGGAGTCCGCTCCCGTTGATGAGCTCTACAAGCCCCTTACAAAAGTCTGCTTTCCTAAGCGCTAAAGGTTTCTCCATTATTTGCCTCCTCAATTTCGTTGATCCTCTGCCGCGCAAACTTCCGCGCCTGAAGTATTTCTGTGCAATCCTCTTCCGGCTTTTCGCCCAGATACGCCGATTCTGCAATCTTAGCGACCACATAGTCGCTCTGAGCAAGGAACGAATGATAATACTCGGCCTCACCCTTTTCATAATCTGCTATCGGTGGAAGGTGAAAACGCGCCGCCATTTCGTCAGTGATCATCACAATAACCCCCTAACGTAATATGCTATGCGGATGGTAGCGGATCCGCTGACCGGCCGAATGGCCTGATATTTGCCCGTTTGGAGGTGCGTCGGGCCTGTCTGCCCGCCATAGTTGCAGATCCAGCATGAGTTATCGGTACCTGACTTCGCGCCTACGGCGGATACTTGCTCAATCGGTTGCGTTCCGTCGCGGAAGGAAAACGGGTATGCCTCCGGCGCGATGTCCGCTGTATACACAGACCCCCACGCCTGACTGAAGCTCATGGTGTGCGCAACCCTTGCCCAAGCTTCCGCATATCCTGAGTACCACTTGCGCCAGTACCACGGCGAGGTGTACCCTTCCGCAATGATAAAATCGTGGATATAATCAGAAGCTCCTAGAGGGTAAATTCTGCCGTTTGTTCCGTCAAGCCGCATCGTCTGCGTACCGCTTGCGTTGTACTGGTAGATGTTGAGCGCAGAGATCTCAGTGCGTTTCGCGTTGTCGGAGCCGTACAAAGTCAGCAAACCGTTATCAGAACTTGATAATCCTGCCGTCACTCGTGTGCTCCCGCCGTTGTTACGAACGCTCACGCCTGCCGCGCCTATCGTGGCTCTCACCTTGCTCTGGTCGTCGAAAAATGAAGCCGACCCCGGCGTTATGTACGTCGTAATAGCTCCGTCACTGTTGTACAGAGACATCACGCCAGTGCCAGAAAGGGAAATTCTCGGAGTACCGCTTGTTTCATATAAGCTCAAGGAAGATGCATCATTTGAATTTCCAGAAGAAAGGCGAGCACCGCTCCCTCCGTTTGACCTTCTGAGGAGTAGCGCTGACTCATAATCTCTTGATGTCAAGTCAATCGCCTGGAAAAAGCCGCTCCCAGTGCCACGGTTTACATATAATCCGTTTTTGGTAAAATACGCAGAATACGCGCCATTCGCCGTGTCGTCGGTTCCGGTGTGGACGGACAGCCCCGCAAAGTACGAATCATTAAATGCATAGCACGCAAGAACGCCGCTCCCCGTGCTTGTTGTGGTAGGCCCGTTTGTTCCTAACCGTGCGATACGATTCCCGGCGTAGTCGTAATAACTCACGCCGTCCACGTCAAGCGTTGACCTCTGAATCCAGTTATCCCCGTTTTTGTAGTGGAACACGAAACCGCCAGCCTTGACCGTGCTTCGGTAATTCCCATAGGTCAAAACAATCTGGTCGTATGTTTCGCTTGAAGTCGTGATGTTGATCGACCCGTTTGTGATAACGAAGGCCCCCGTCGCCAGATTCCATGAGTTTTTCCCGGCTGCGTCTCTGATCGTTCCAACTGTCACGTTGCCGCCGTTTATAACGGTCTCACCCTGCGTTTCGAGATCTGTAAAGCGCGCATATCCCGCCAGCTTAAAAGTGTGCGTCGTAGTATCGTAGTAAAGGCAGGCTTTGCCGTTTTCATCTACGAACTTAATCTCCTGCGCATTAAACAGTGCATATGCACCGCTTTCGTGCTCACTCTTAAAGCCCTCTGTATGCGTAATGGAATTGCCATAGTATTTTGAGGACGTCTTGACTGCCCGGCGGGCTTGAATTTCCCGCGCTGTTTCATACGGATATTCATCTTCCGTTTCTGCGTCGTAGCCGGAAGTAATGTCCGTCTGAAATCCGATGTTGCAGGTTGTGTCTAAGCTGTTAAGCGTAACATACCGCACTGATCCGTTCCGTTCTGTCACCGTAATCAAGTCGCCCAGTTCCAACAGCGGATCAAGATATGCCCCGATTACCGAGATGGGCAGATACCACCCGGCCTCGCCGGAGAGCCGGTTGAATACTGCGTTCGCCGTCTCCTGTGTAGCGAACGGACACGTCGCCTCTAAAACGATGCCGGTTGTGTCCTCCGCATCTCCCGCCGCATACTCCACATCCTCCTGCGCTATCAGGATCACCTGCCCCACGTGCAGCGCACCCTGCTCTAGCAAGGACAGCGTCTTATACGATTTCCCGATATCAACGTCGGGGGCGCCCACGGCCTCCCACTCTACGCTTACAGGGCCGTCAGGTGACCAAACATAATGCTTTCTCCCGTCGAAGCCCTCAATAGTAACGATATCTCCCGCGTCAGATCGTGTCGATCCAACAGCTCTGTATACTAGGCTCACAGGGCCGTTAGGCGACCAAACATAGTGCTGCCCGCTGATTGACTTAATCGATACGATATCGCCCTCTGAAGACTGAATAGCCGTCTTGATGAACGGGACAAGCCTGAGCTTCCCGTCGCCCGTCATCACCCAGTTTCCGGCACTGCCCGCGCCGATGCCAGCCAGTACCTCGCTCATAAGCGTGTCATCGCCCCAAGCGTCAACCATGAATGCCTCGCCCGTAGGGAAGCTGTTTCGTGGATCCAATTCAACGCCGATTATCTGTGCTATGTCAGCTGCAACGTCCGCATACGACTGCGGCCACTCTGTAAAGCTAGTTTTATCGAAGTAGGTGCGCCCGGTCTTAAGCATGAAATCGCGGCAGGTGAGGGTAATCACACCTTCACCCTTGCTTCGTGAACTAACTAAGAACCTCCCTAGCGGCACCCAATCCGTTTGCGTCGTGTTGTTTTTTAGGCGGCAGTAGAAATAAACCTCCGCCGCCGTTTCGATCGTGACGTCCGCTCGTTCTATCACCGTGGCAACAAGCGTAGCACTGCAAACCTTCCCAATCGCCGGAACATCCATGAGCGGACGCGTCAGTCTCGGCGGTTCTTGAATGTAATCTTCTGTATATTCGACGCCGCCGATAACAAGCTTATACTCTGTTTTGTGCGCGCCGCCGAAAATCGTTTCCCAATTTGTCGGTGCTGTATACATGACTCCCCTTCCTTAAACCGTTGCTTCTTTGACGGATATCAGCGTGAATTTGACGTTATCGCATAACACGTCTGCATCACGGAATTGCATCATCGAAGATGAGATCGAGGTGTTATAAAACAGCCGTGTTGTTGACAGCCCGTTGTAAAGATCCGGGTAGGTGACGCGCACGCCGTCATCGTTCCCTTCAAGATCCTGTTCCAACTGGCGCGCAACAGAGAAGGGCATCGGCCCAAGCGTCACGTCAAGCGACCGCTGATGCGATTGCACCATGGGATGCATTACATCTGCGGCATCCCGGCCCGCGCCTTCCGCGTTTGTGTTTTCACGCGTCCACTGCAGGCCGGTTTTAGCCTTCACGTATGCTGTATAATCGTGATTGTTGATGATGAATCTAGGAACTGCCATTACATGCCCCCGTAATTGAGTTCGTGCGCCCGCTGCTGCTTAGTCACTGCCCGAGTTAACGAGCCAACGTCGATCGTCAGGTTCAGTTTCTTAATTACCGTCAGTATCTGTCTGAGCACGTACGTCTGATCGTCAAGCTGCTCATCCATACCGCCGAGAAGGGCCTTATTTGCCCCGTAAATGGCGTCTGAGCTATTGAGCGATGAAATACGTGTCTTTGCCGGTATAATCGTTCCAGCGGCGATCTGAGGCACGGAATAGCCCCTCGCAGCGATAGCCGACGCACCGCGCCACAGCGATACCCCCGCCATGCTGCCGTTTATCTGCTCAGCCAGCTTGTCAGTCGTGCTCAGCACATCCTTGCCGCCGAGCTCAATACCTTTGTTAAGGCCCGCAGTCAGGTTTGCGCCGATCGTGTTCTGCCAAACTTTAGACGGTGATGCTATGCCAAACAGCCTTTTCAGCGACCCGGTTAGGCTCGACGCAAGGCTTGTGGCGGTAGAAGTAATAGTTGACCACGTGTTTGAGATACCGTTCCTTAAGCCGCTGACCAGATTGCTGCCGACGTCCGTCCAGCTCGTAGAGCTGAGCGTGCTCTTCAGCCCGCTCCACTTTTCTGAAACAGTGGACTTGATCGTCTGCCATTTTGTCGAAGCCGTGCTCTTAATGCTGTCCCAAGCGCTGCTCGCTTTGGACTTGATGTTGTCCCAAGTGCTCGAAGCCGTAGTCTTCAGGTTGCTCCACGTATTCGACAGGGCTTTTTTAACCCCTTGCCACTTTGACGTAGCTGTAGAGCTGATACTGCTCCATGCCGTGCTCGCCTTCGACTTGATGTTGTCCCAAGTACTTGAAGCGGTAGTCTTCAGGTTGCTCCACGTGTTAGAAAGTGTAGTCTTGATCCCTGTCCACGTTGCAGACGCGGTATTCTTGATACCCGTCCATGCATTCGAGGCGCCGGTTTTGATATTGTTCCACGTGTTCGAAGCGGTATCCTTGATAGCGCCCCACGTAGTCGAAAGCGTTGATTTGATTCCAGACCATGCCGTCGAAGCAGCGTTCTTGATTTCCGACCACGCGGCACCGATCAGGTTTTTAAGCCCGGTAAGCGCGCTCGAGAAGAAGGACGTTATCGATTTCCATGCCCCGGAAATACCGTTAAGCAGACCCGCGATTAAGTCAGCACCAAAGCCCTGAAAAACGGTGGACGGCGAGTGAATGCCAAACAGGCTTTTGAACCAGTTAACAATAGGATCGAAGACGTGTTCCTTGATCCATGTTCCCACGTTTTTAAGCTTTTCCTCAATGCCGTAGAAAAAGCCTGCAATGCCGTCCATGCCCAGCGCACTGAAGATGTCGCCAAGCATGCCGGACAAGCCTGACAAGCTGCCGATAAGCAGCTGAATCGCACTTGATACAAGGTTGGTAATGAGCCGACCTAGCTGACCGACAAGCGACGCCCAGTCGATGTTGGTAATAAGGTCTGACGCCGCTTGAAATAGCGTTTCACCGATATTCGCCCAATCAACCGTCTCAAGGAAATTATTGAGCGAAGACAGGCCGCCTACCACAGCGTTGCTGATTGTCTGCCCTACGCCCGCCCAGTTGATTTCGCCTATCTGCGTAATGACGTTGTTAAAGAACTGCCCAACATTTCGGCCGATCCCGGCCCAGTCAAGCTTTGAGGTGAATCCCTTCGCGACATCGATAGCATTGTTGATGCCCCTCGTAATGGGAGACAGATCAATCTTGCCGATCCTGTCATAGAACGCGTTCAGCCCATCGGCCAGTGTTTCTCCGAAGTGTAGCCAGTCGCCCCTCGTTATCGCATCTTTCAGCTCGTTGATGTAATCGAGGATCTTTGACGGGACTGCACTGTCGATCTCGACCTCTTCAAAAATGTCGCCGAGTCCGCCCGCACCGCCTGAGGATCCTGCACCAGACCCGCTGCTATTGCTAGACCGCTTATTCAGTTCATCGAATCCGTAGACCTGCTCGTTTAAGGCTTTCGCTTCTGCAGTTGCCTCGCGTAAAGACGCCGCATAAGACGATGTTTGCTTCTTCGCAACGATCATCGTGCTTTTGCCTGAGAGCTTAGAAATGAAAGCGTTGATGTACGTCATCGCTTTTGACGCCGCTTCCGCAATCCTCGCTATCACCGGCATTACCGCCTGCAGGACAGGGCCGATGGCAGCAGTGATGTTGTACGCCAGTTCCTTCGCCCTGTTTTTCATATCGCTCAGCGCCTGATCAAAAGCGGGCGAAAAAAGAGCAAGTCCCTTAATGCCCTCTTTGATGCTGTTAAAAATCGCTGAGATGAACATGCGCTTGACACGTGTGAGCAGCATGCGCTTTATGCTAGTGAGCGCCTTAACAAGAATGTTCGCCTGCTTGTGCGCTGACCTGCTTGCATGCCCTATCTTCTCAACGCTCTTTGAGGCTTCTTCTGCAGCAGGAGCGACTTTGCCGGACATATCCTCCGCGGTAGCGCGAAGCTCCGTCTGCGCCTGCTCAAGCTGAGCTATTGCAGCTTGCCGGGCGCGCTCATTGTCAGCCTGCAGTACCGCCTCCTGCGCAACTTGCACATTCAGCTGCGCCTGCGCCAGTGCTTCCTGATCGATTCCCTGCTTTGCAAGGGCTATCTGCTCTTCCGCCCGGCTGAGCTTTTCCGCCATAGCGTCAAACGGCTCTGCCATTCGTGCGGCGCCCGCTTCTTGCGCCTGATCAACCTGCTTTCTCAGCTCTGCAACACGTGCTATCTGAGCATCAATGTTGCCCATCAGATCCGGGTTGGCGATCTGAATGTGTTTGTCGGTATAGCCCATCGCATAAAAGCCCTGTAGCTTCGCTTTCATTGCATCGAGCTCTGCTTCTGCTTTTTGCAGCTCTGCCGTCAGCGCCGCGGCTTCAGGTGAAATCTTTGGCGCAGCGTCCGCTTCGTCAAACTTTTCTTTTAGCCGGTCAAGCTCTGCTTCTGCTGCCTGTATGTTGCTGTTAAATTTCAGCACGTCATCCGCAGACTTGAACGCTGTACCCGTCTTGTCGCCTAGGGCTGTTGTTTTACCGACGAATTTATCTATCTCTTTTTCAAGCGCGCCTACCTCTTTAGCCGCGTTTGTGCCTCCTCGCGCTACGCCCCCAAAAGACGCCGTCACATTTGAAAAAGATGCGCTTATCTTCTGACCGAGTGCTGTCACCGCAGCGGATAGTTCTTTAATCGCTGCAAGCAATTCTTTCGAGCCACGGTCAAAACCTTCTGTTGATAGCCCTGTGTCTATAACGACACTACCATCGGCATCTACCATGTTAGCGTCCTCCTTTCCCGGTGTTATGCATGCGAAGACTTATTCTTCCTCTTCCTCGTGGAGCTCGTTGTAGAACTCCTCTAACGCCCGGTAGCTGCTCTCCCGCACGTCTTTAGTGCTCTTAAGCTTTCCTACCGTGCACAGATCCCTGTTAGCGTTAAAAAATTCTTGCTCCCATTTTTCCAACGGCTTGTGCCTCGCCTTCTTCTGCCGGATCGTCAATACTTGCCCCCAAAGGTCTTCTGAATCAATGCTTTGGAAGTACCCGAGGAACGTCCACCAATGCAGATAAGGCACTGCCCGAACCTCAAAACCCGCTGTCTTATTGACCGCTGCGAAGAGCATCTGCTCATCCTTCTCCCAGTCAACCAGAACGGGCTTCTTTCTGTCCTCTTCCTGCGCAGTGTTTGCGCATTCAATAAATCTGACCGCCGCATCGAATGCTTCAGCCAGCTTCTCCTCCGGGATTTCCTCCGGGGATGTATAAAGTTGCCGTAGGCAAATAAGCACTTTCTCCTGCGAACTCAGCTCATCTGCGTTAAACGCGGACACAATCCGCAGTATGTCGCGAAAATCTGTCCGAATGCTGTATGCGACGTCATCTATGCTTATCGTTTTCGGCAGATCACCGATCATTTTTCTTTGACCTTCGCGTCATCGGACAGATATTTGTTCATGCGCTTTGCAGACGCCGCGGTTTCTTCCTGCAGCGTACGCTCAATGATCTCGCCGATAGCGTCAAGGATGATTTCGCAATAAAACCTGCCCCCTATAATCGAGAACGCGTTTCGTGTAGCGAAGATTCCATCCGAACACTTGGTGTCAAGCAGCGCATCAATACGCCTTTTGACTTCCGCTTCGACGCCTTTGATCGCTTCCCAATCCTTCTCGAACTGCGCAGTGCCGTCGGCCTTAACGCCGACATCTTCAAGCGGCTTTACTACGTCATCGAAAGACGCCATGAAAGCCTTGTACCGATCAAGAATGCTCCAATCTGAAGGACGAATGTATATCTTACAGATCTCCTGACCGAACTTATTGAGGATAGGGATCTCCCGTGTACCATCGTCGATTACGATTGTGGTATTGTTTGCCTTCTTAACTGCCATGCTGTGCCTCCTTACTGCATGAAAACAGGCGCGCAGCTGATAGCAGTGCGCGCCTTAATAACTGATTGCCTTTCGTTTAGGTCGTCGCGGTAACCGTGACGGCGTGAGTCGCGAGCGTGTACGACACGTTCACCGGGGTCATAGGGCCAACCGGCGTAACGGTGAACGGGATGCCAACCGCTTTCGTGTCGCCGCCGATGGACTGGGGCACGATATAAGCTTCACGCTTATAGCCGGTGCCGCTTACCACGCCGCCCGTTGCCGCCGATTCAAACAGCGCCTCGACGAAGAAGCCCTTGATAGACGCATCGTCGCTCTTCTCCTGAATGGCCGCATCTCTCAGGCCGTCATACAGGTTAGACGTACTATCGGCATAGTACGGGTCAACCGAGACTTCGGGCTGATAGCCGGAATGCGTGAACGTGCTGTCACCTAAGACGTTCTTACTCGTTTCGGTATCAGGATTGAGCTCCTTAGAAAGATCCTCGTTGTCCTTGCCGAGAACTTCCCAATCCGTGCCGTCAAAAGAGGCAATATGAATATAAAGTTTACGTTCAACTCTCATGTTTCTTTCTCCTTTCACTGCGCCCGACGGTAGACCAGCCGCAGTTGAATCTGATATTTAGCTGCGTTACTCCCAACTTCTGAGGGAAACGCCGTGAGTGTAGGCAGAATGCTCATCACTTCCCCGTCTTCTATCTCGGGGAAGTTCCTCGCATTGTTTTGCTCTACCACCCAATCACAAACTGCATCGTAAAAGCCTAAATTTGCAAGAGCCGTCTGCACGTCCGCGCCAAAAGCTTCTCTTGACGCGAAAATGAAGTTTAGCGTTTGGATATCTTCCGGGTAATAGTCGCCGAGCACGTTCTGCCTTAAGGTGATCGTAGACGGAACAGAGTAAATCGCGTATTCTGTCGGGCTCTCGGCAAGATAGTCGATATGAAAACGCCGTGAATCAGACAGCGCAGGGCAGCCTCGGAACCACGCCCGCAGTGCCGTTATATTAGCTGTAGATTGCATCCTTCGCCTCCTCGATGATGTCTTGCAAATGATCCGCTTTCATGCGCTCATTCCAAAAAGCCCCCGCAAGCGGATTAACATCTTTGCTGTATGTCAATGCGCGCCCTGTGGGGCTTTTTGATCTGCCGGGCGGAGAATAGTACCGCGTCGGCTCACTCGTATCGTCCTCGAAAACCGGGATGTTCGGCCCGTATACCTCTTCGTAGTAGAGATATCGGGCATACGGCCCGGGGTAGACCACTCTGCCGCTGCCGATTTCTGTAGCTGCGTACGCGCTTTTCCCTAACGTCCCCGCCTCCCACGGAACGTACTTTAGGTTCCAATCGATAACAGCTTTATCGATGACCTGCTGCACTCTGCCGCCGCGGTTAAGGCCGTATTTTTCCAGCAGCGCTTGAGAAAAGCCGCTTCCGCCTTTTGTCGTTATGCGGACTTTAAAAAAGCTATTGCTCATGCTCCCGTCACCTTCCAATGCGGCGCGTTAGGCGCTCTACGGTTGTCTGTAACGGACAGCACCGTAATGACGTCGGGATATGCGGCCGCAAGAGCCTGCGGGCGCATATCCGTTCCCGCCACTGCTGCTTTGACGATTATGTCTCCCGCCTGTAAAGTCCAGCGCCCGCTTTTGTCGCTAAGGGCGGCATACGTTATCGGATCTACGTACATCCCGCTCTTAGGGTTGTCCGCCGGGATCCTAACAACAACCGTGCTTGCGTTCTTAAGCCCGGAGGGCTCAACAGCGGCATTGTCGCGTAAGAACCACGAACAGCCGTTTAAAACCGTAGGAATAAACACGTCAAGATCCGTGGCCGAGTCATATGCGGCGTTGACTACGGTTATCGTGTCATTACACAGACGCATCGTGCTCCACCCCCCGGTATAGTAACGGGATCCCCCGGTCATCCTTCTCACCGTATAAATACATCTTGATCGTTTTTGTCATTTCGGCTCCGACTTCTGCCGCGCCGAGAACTTTTCCGTACGACTCCGAGTATCCGTCCGTGCTGAACGATGTAGCCACCGGGCTTGAAACCTGTGCAAGCGCTCCCGCTTTAGCGTCCAGCCGCATAATCGATATCATGCAAAGTTTAACCGCGTCCGGGACGACCTCCATATTGGCCACCCGGGACGCGGTTAAATAGTCAATGCGTTTTCGCGCTGCGGCTTCGAGCATAACAAAGTCAGACGGAGGCTCCGCGCCGGTCATTTCCGTATAATCACGCTGTGTAAGATATGTCTTGTTCGCCATTGCTCACCCCCGTTATATTGCACTTTGCTTAGGCCGATGCGGTAATGTTGAACTGAAGCGCGTCGGCTTTCTGGGACAGCATGAAGACGTCTTCGAAGGACTCTTCATAGTAGTAATACTTGCCCTCGGTAACAGCGCTAGGCGGATCAAGCTGCGCGTACTGATAGGACACCGGGGTGATAACAGCCATCGGGTGCACGAGGAACATATTGATCTGCGCCGCGCCTGAAGCAACTGCCCAACCGGTATCGAAGTTATAAAGGGTCTTCATCAGAGTTGCAGGCACGCCGATGACCTCAACTTCGCCGAGGCGGTTGATTTCACGACGGACAGTGTCGCCCTCAGACTTCACATCGAACTCACGGGTGATGCCGGTTGCGGACTGCAGCATCTTCTTCACCTCGTTCGTGCAGTACAGAATACGGCCGGACGCAGGGACACGAGCGTTATCCATGTTCAGCATCAGATTGTCGAAAACGCCGAGGACAGACGACGCATTGATTTCAGTCGTGTCCGCAGTCTTGCCGGTGTAAGCGATAGAAGAATCGGTGGTCGTCCACAGCGCATACAGCCTGCTGATGGTGTACGCATCCATCTCCGGGAACTTCTCGAACTCGTTGAAAGTCGCGGTGATGTTCGCGATGGAGGCAACCGCGTTGGTCTGATCGATGTCCTTCGGATGGACAAGGGTGCTCCATTTACGCTGATTGCTCAGGGTCTTCGGCTCCCAAGAGTTGTCGTAGTTGCGAGCCGCGGTGCCGATGGAATCGCGAGAAGCGTTCACACGGCCGGTGGTGGTCAGACGCGGGATATAAACGGTCTTGCCGTCTTCACCCATGCGGTATCTGCCATTGTTCGGAGTGGCGTACAGTGCCCCGAAATACAGGCTGTACGGGAATGCATTTGCCAGTTCACGGCTGTATTCAGCCGCATAGTTAATAGCTGCCATAGTTTTTTAAATTCCTTTCTTTTTTCGTAAACTTTTAGTGTGCACGCACACCGTTAAAGTGGAAATTAAAAAGGTTCTTTTCGCTCTCTTTCTTCGCCGCAGGATCCGTCACGATCTTCGGCGTTTTGTCATCCGCCGGATCTTTTGCAGTAACGATTGCACCGGGATTGTCGGCTTCGTACTTCGCCTTGAAGTCTTCGTAGCCGAGAAGCGTTTCGCCGTCCATCTTGAAGTCTTTGGCAACAGCCTCACGGATAAAATCGCGCTTAGCCGCAGCAGATGAGAAGTTGATAGCGTTAGCGCGTTCCTTGACGGCGTACTCGTACGCCATCTTCTGATTCTTCGCGTTCCACGCTTTCGCGTCTTCGTCATACTTTTTCTGCAACTTTGCCAGATTCGCCTGCGCTTCGCCGAGCTTGCCCGCGTCTGTCTGAGCAGCGGTAAGCTTCGCCTGTAAATCAGTCATATCCGTGTTGCGCTGATTGATCTGCCCCTGCAGGTCTGTGACCTGCTGCTTAAGCGTGTTGATGTTGTCATCGAACTTTGCTCTGCTCACGTAGGAGCCGTCTGCAATGTTGACAGCATTGATTTTCGCTTCGGCCGCTTTTGCGGAGAGCTGCTCGAACGTAAGGGCTTCGCCCTCTTTGAAAAGTCCCTTCAAAAATTCCATGTTTTACCTCCCGCGCTCCCAGATTTAACTTGTATTTCCGCAGTCCACTCTGCGGTTTGGAGCCCGTCGCATTTATTTCTCTGCAACGCCGAGTGATTAAATATATTCAGAGCGATTGCGCTCAAAATACCGTTTTTAGTTTAGATATTCGGCCTTTCGGTTCGATTTATTTAACCTTAATGGCGCGAAAACCCTCTACCGCCATCCGATCTTTCCGCGGCGTCACGCCTGCCGCTTTCGCGACTTGCGAATAAAACGCCGCTAATGAGTTGATCTTCCTTTGACAGTCTGTTCTGAGTTGATCATCACCTGCCGCCTGTGCGGCTATCGCAGTGTCTTTTTGCCGCCTCACCGATGTCTCGATCCGCCGCATTAGCTGCACCGCCTGATAGATCGTGTAATGCTTGCCGCCTATGTCGCATCCTGCATTGTTAGTTGCTTTGAAAGCGTCCAGCTCCTCCGGTGTGTAGCGGCGCCTCGAATGTCGTGTGTCAAACGACATCGCTAGGTGCATACAGTTCCACTCGCCTATAGGTCTGCGGAACCCTGCGTAACGGTTGCCGTCAACGTCTTCAAAGTCCGCGCCTGACTGCATCAGTTCAAACTGATCGAGCATGAAGACGCGGCCCTGCACCGGCTCATGATCCGGCGCCGATCTCGCATGTGCGGTAAGTTCAATCGCGTTATAGCCTAGGGCCTCACCGATCATCAGCGACGCTTGCTGCTGAATCTGATTAGCTCCGTCGATGATGTTCTGCCTCACCGCGGAATCAAGACGCTTTTTAAACCCTGACGGGTATTGCACCTGCAGCCCGGATCCGCCTAACTCCCGGATCGTGTCTCTCATAGCCGTTTTGTAGTCTGTAACGCCACTCCCGACCGAGAGGATTGCTCTATCAACCGCCTGCTGATACGGTGCAGAAACAAGCGTCGTGTTCGACAAATTGAGCATCTTGTTCTGCGTTTGCCGGGAGACCGCTAGCGTGTACCTCGCGACTCTGTTTTTCGCGTCCTGCGGGACAGGGTGCTCCGTAATATACTGCGCAAAACGGGGATCCGTATATGCGTTCTGCATTATGCCGGAATAAACCGCTTGAATATCTCTGAAGTTCAGCGCCGTTGCCGCTGCAAGCTGTTCATTGATCTCCGCCACGTTGGCCCCCATTGCCGCCATCTCAACCATACGGTTTACCTGTGACGGTATGAGCGTGCCTATCCGCTTTATCTGCTCCGCGATTTTCGTTATATAAGCAGTGTTGAGCGTGTCGAGCCGATCAAGCATCTTGCTTATCATTTTTTCGAGCTCTCTTTCGGTTAACACGCTCAATCACCGTCCTTTCAAGGTGTTTCTTGTTCGAGCATTGCCAATGCAGCCGCCTGCTGTATCTGATCCTCACGTATTTTCTTGATCGCCGCTGCTGCCTGTGTAGGCGTCTCGCCCAAATACCACTCGCGAAGCTCCGCGGTGCTCATTGATCCGTTGCTGACCATCTGCAGTCGTTCAAGCATTTGCTGATTCGTGTCTGTGATAATCGAGTCATCCCACTCAAACGAGACTTCGTATTCGCCCTCGGGTGCAAGCTTATAAAGCGTTGCATACTTGTCCATAGCGCGTACAACATCCCTCAGACAGCGCCCAAGTGCGGTCTGATTCTTCGTGATCGTCGTATAGGTTCGCTGCTTCAGGATCTTAAGCTCTGTCGCCGTTCTTGCATCTGCAGGGGCGTCTACCAAAGTGCCTCGTGATAGCCCGCACTGATCCTCAATGCGGCTAAGAATCTGAGCAAGGCCCGACAAGAGAGACGCGTCTCGGATCTGAGGAGAAAACACGTGATATGTGTCATCCTGCCCCATGTCAACGCCACGGAAAAGCCGCTCGTTGAGCCGAGGCATCTCCATGCCTTCCCCGTCTCTGCCCTTTTTAGGGCGGAGCACTGACGGATCCACATCAATAGCTAGCTCTGATCCCTCGTACTCCCACAGCAGACGGGAATACTGCGTGTCCGCGTCTTCGATCAATTTTTCTGCACGCGAAAACACGGAAACCCCCATAGGACTTTCCGTGTCAACATTGTTCGCTATTGCCGTTTTATACCAGCCGAACATCAGCCCGTCAGTGTTTTCGAGCCATACCTCTGGCTCTAGATCCTGCCACACCGGCACGTCTCGTATCGGAACCTCCGTTCCGACCATGTCCCGCGTCTGCGACTTAAAGGCACGGTGCGTAACGTGGACGCGTTTGCCTTCAACTCTGTGTCTTTCAAGCCTTGTGTAAAACACCTTTCCTTCGGTATACGTGTCGCGGAAGATCACGTCGGTCAAATGCCCCGCGCCGTCAAACGCAATAGGATACAGGCTCCAATCCATTGTGAAATCGAAATAAATGTGCCCATCCTCTTTTGGATAGGGCTTAATCGTCATACCTCCGGCTGCGCATCCTTGCTCAAGCAACAGGCTCAGCTGATCAATGCACTTTTCAAACTCAGCGCTCAAATACTCTGAACGCGGGTTTGACACCTTGCCGCCCTGCTCATCTTTTTCAGTGCCCGAGATATTCCATTTCATTTCTAGCGTTATCTGGCGTGCTATCTCCGAACTGATAAAGGCCGGAAGATTTAGGGATCGCATATAAGGCTCGCCGAGCCAACTTGCGCGCCCTCTATATTCGTCATACCAGTCGTCAAGCTTCTGCGCCATTTCCGAAGAAATAGGCGTTTCTATTCTCTCGACCGCTTCAATGCTTTTGAATGGTATCACCCTTGCAATCACCCCTCTTATAAAATTCCATATCCGGGTAAACACGTGTCAGCCCTCCTTAACGGTACGTCAGCTAACGCCGTCATACTCTAGTTACAAAGCCCTTTTCCGCAAGATAATCCGCTCTCTCTTTCGACGCAACAAACTCATCGTCAACGTACATTGTTCTCTGTCGTTCAATGTCGAAATAATGCTTGATGACCTTGACCTTCACTTCCGAGGGCGTAACCTTCTTTCGCGGCCGCCTTGTTCCCGTGCTTTTCTTTTTCTCTTCTGCCATAATAGCTTGCCTCCTTACTGGCCTTTCCGCCTCCATACCCTTTCAAGCGCGTACCTGATCGAGTCTATGCTGTGATTGTTTCTATCGGGGTAGCCCGATATGATCTCCCCGGAAAGGGTTCTGTCATATTCGTAGGTTGTGAACTCCTGCGCCGTCGCCGGGCACCTCACTGGATCGATGACGATGTGCCTTAAAGACTGCAGCCACTTAACACCGTACCGCACGCTGTCTGGCCCTTTGATTGCTGCGCGGCAGTTTGAGCCATAGTCGCGATAGTCGCTTACGGACTTTTGCTCCGCGCTGTCAGCTGTGATAAGATCATCCTCCCGGACGCCCTTAAGAAGCTTTAAATTCATCCATGTCTGCGCGTTAGGCGTTTTGTTTGTCCTGTATTCATCGAACACATACAGCGTCCGTCTTGCCGCATCGTAATGCGATTTGCTCCAATGGAACGGATCCGGGTACCAGCCCCAGTCTATCCCCATGTAAATGTTGTCAAAGCGCGCTATCTCTTCGTCTTCGATCTCCCGAATATCAAGGTTCTCAAAAACCTCGCCGCCCGTTCCGACGGCATTGCCTAGATACTCATGCTCATACGCCCGGGGGTTCGTCACTTTTAACTCTTCGGCATCGGCAAGGAACTGCTCGCCAAGCCAGCTCGGATCCACGTCCGTGTAGCACGACTTGTGCCTCAGCGTGTCTCCTCTCGGCCGCATAACATACTGATTAGCCCAGTTGCTCTGACTGATCGGCGGGTTGAACGACTTAAACACGACAAAATGCGGGCCGCCACGCAGAACTGACTGCTGGACGGATCGAATTTCTTCTTCGCCCGCAAACTCGTCCAATTCCTCAAACCAGAGATACTTGAGATAGCCGCGTGACACCTTGATCGACTTCATCTTCTTTGCCGTGTCAAGGCCGCGGAAAAGGATAACCTGCCCTGTAGGCTTGTACAGCATCCTGTGCGGGCTTGTCGTGCACTTCCATAAGTGCCGGACGCCTAACACTTCTATCGCCCACAAGATCTGCTCATAGACTGATAGCGCTATAGTGTTCCCAACCTTGCGGAAGACCACCGCGTTAGCGTTAATGTCCTGCATAATGCCTAGGACGATCTCGACGGAAATAAATGAGGATTTCGTACTACCTCGCCCGCCGTACAAGTCGTAATACGTGTGCCTCTCATCCTCAATGTCCCAATGCACCGCGTAAAACGCCGGAGCAATGATATTTGACAGCCGGATTGTTTCGGCTGATTTATCAGACATCCGCTATATCTTCCTCGTCGGGGTTCGTTCCTTTAACTCTCCCCGCGGGATTTAAAAGCGCGTCATCAGGATCCGGGAGTACATCCTCCGGGGCCACCGGCACTGTAGCCTCTGTTTTAACCTGCGTCGGCCGCGGGAAGTCGCACACAATACGCACTGCACTGTTTGCCGCCTCCTGCGCCGCAACCTTAGCGGACTCCTGCCAGCCTTTGAAGTTATTCTGCAAAGCGAACTTCGCGCCGTTTGCGCCTTCTTTGTCAAAAAGCCGCTCCTCAAAGCACTGTTCGATTCTCGATTTTGCGCGGACGATTACGTCAAGGAACTCTTTTTTCCCCGCGTATCGCAGCAAGCCTTCTCTCGATGAAAAGCCTAGGTGTAACGCCAAGCCGGACATCGTCGGCGGCCGTACGTCCACGATTATCGGCAGGCACGTTTTCGGGTGCACTACCGGGAAATTCGTCGCGGGATCCATAAGCATGTGACCTTCGCATTCTTTGAAATAATCATCGACCAACGCCTGCAGGGCTTCAACGCTCTTGAACTTCGGCTGTTTGATCGCCGCTAGCGTCATAAGCTCTTTATTTTTCTCTCTTGCCGTGGACATTCGCCACCTCCTTTCTGCTGAAATAAAAAGGAGCCCTTTGACGAATCTCGGGGCTCCCTAAGGAGGAAAGAGCTTACAAAGAAATCAGCTCTGTTCTTTTAATTTTGCGGCTTCCCTCGCCTCGGCGGCTTTTACGATCTCTTCATTCGCCTCATACTGCAGCTGCGCGATAAGATCAAACTCCTCCTGCGTGCGGGGATACCACACTTCATCTTGTTTCGTTTTCTGCTCGTTCATGCCTGCTCCTTATCAGTCGTCTCTGATGACTAGCGCACTGCGGTCAATAACGTTATGGTACGTCGAACTTACCGGGCCGCCCGTAATAACGTTATACCCCATTGCAAGGGCATAGATTGACGCGTTGTTTTTATCAAAGCTGCCAAGCATCGCGGCCGTTTTAGGGTGAGACCTCGCGAACGTTGTACTGGCCATACGCCCCAAAGCCCGCCAATCGACGGGACGCGCTGTCGCGGGGTTTAATGCCGCCACCATAGTGGCGCCACTGCCGTAGCCGGTATTCACGCCGCCGTTCTTATCTAGATACGTGCCTGAACCAGAAGCATTGTTCCCGATCTTACCGCCGATATAGCTTAAGGATGACCGCTTGATAAGATCAAGGATCAGCTTAGCGGGCATACGCATTCCGTTAACAGCGTACTGGCCGTCGCGCACAGACCGCGCAAGCAGGTCTGACTGCTTTACGCCGTTCTGCTGCATCCACTGCTGAAAAGCATTTCTGTCCAATAAAGTAGGCAGGCCATTAAGGCCTACCTGATATACAAACTTCTGTGTCGCATCGGGTCTGTCGTTAATAAAGTTTGGCATGTCCACACTCCTTGATGCACGGATCGCCGCTGCCAACTGATCATCCGACATATTCATAACCGTCGCAAGTGTAGCCGTCGCCTGCCCCAACGTCTGTGTGCTGTTGCCGGTCTGCAGGTTTGCTGGCTGCTGCTGCGGGTTCTGTTGCGCTGCCTGCCTTACCGCCTGCTGTGCAACGTACGTCGCCGACTGCCACAGGGGGTTGGACGGCGGCGTGGACGTGCTTCTTGAGCCTCTTCCGCCCATAAGCCCCTCCTTACTTACTCTTCTTTTTACTGCCGCCTGCGTTCTTCTTGCGCGCGGCAGCGTCTCTCGCCGCAAGCTCTCTGTTTAGCTCTTCAATCTGCTTTTTCTGTTCTTCGGTCTGGGGAAGCAGCCGCACCCCTCTGCCGTTTGTAGTCCAACGGTCTGCGCCTTTGTATTCGTTCTTCGCCATATTTGTGCCTCCTCGTTTTATTCTGTTTCGACAACAAGCACTAGCTGCGGCTGACTGCTCAGGTAGCTCGTGCCCTGCTGCCTTACTTTGACACTGTTGTCATACCGTACGCCGACAATTTTGCAATTTGTGCTCGGTGACAATACCATCTCCCCGAAACGACCGCCGGGGCCGTTACCGGGCATCATTGCCTGAGTACTTGCTTTAGCCTTGTACTCAATTCTGACGGCCCTGTTAATGTACGTCATCCGTGTTCGAGGATCCGTAATATCCTTGAAGTTGTTGTACGACGTGGACAGTGGCCGCCCTTCGTTATACGTCCGCCCAACAAGCGCTTTAGCTATATCCTGCGCGGACATGCTTTGAAAGTTCTTCCTAATGCCCGCCTGCTGTAAAAGCTTGTTGACCATCGGGGCATGATCATACCGTGTCAGGTTCAGATTATAGCCCAAGTTGTGCATCGCTGAAATCATACCCTGCATAACATAGCGCTGATTCGCGTTCATGCCGCTCTCCATCGGGAGGCCATGATCATGATTGTACTGCATGAGCGCGTTCATGTTCTGCGACATGGTATAAAGCGGGCTCTGCGTCGCGTTCTGCGCGGCAGTCCCGGCGTTGGACACCGAGTTAAGCTGCCCGCCCGTATCGTTTCGCAGATACTCGTATGTAGCCATCACCTGATCCGGCGTCAAATTCTGCCTCTGGAAATACCCCGCCCCGTTATACAGAGCGTGATAATCCGCGTTATCCGTATCATTGAATGCCGCATTATTCTGCTGCTGCGCCTGCTGCGGCGTCGCTGCCATCTGCGGGGGTTCCTGGCTTAGCTGGAACTGCGAGAAGTTATTCGCCCCGCCACCGCCTGCGGTCACAGTGCTGTTAGACCCTCGGCCACCCATATATCTTACCTCCGTTACCGTCTGTTTGTCTACCGTGCAATAAAAAAGCAGGCCCTTTCAGGTCTGCTTTCAATCCGTGCTGTACACGGCTCTGCTTATTCGTAGTTAATGTGCTTCTTGACTGCTGCGTCAAACTCTTTCTGAGTTTTGATACCGTACTTCTTTACGAACGGTTCCCACTCTTTGAGAACCGGCTTCCCGTCAACAAGCACCTTACCGCTCTTCTTTTTCGACGCATCCGCCGCTTTCTTCTTCTCAGCCATCAGTAACTGCCCCCTTTCGGCCTTACGAAATCCTTAATGACGTCGCTTAACGCCACATTATCCATTCTTGCCGCCTGAAATCGGGTGAATCCCTTTTTCATCATCTCTGTTACGCTGTGCTTTGTGTGCGTCTGCCCATCGTAGATCGTTAACTTCCCGTTCTTAAGCTCCCAGTTGCACACATGCCCCCGACCGGGGCCTGTCATAACCAATGCACCGCGAGAGTTGTCCGGGAAGTCATTCTTGATCATGCTAGTGACATCGCTTGCTTTCGGTTTCCAGAAAATGCTGCCTGTCTCATGATTTGTAAAATCAAGACCACCCTTCGCGCCGTTCACAAAGCTTCCGGGAATATTCGGATCCATCTTCTGCGCGACATCGGATCCGTCCATGATTCTGGGCTTCGCTTCTACGTCATACCCGCGGCGTCTAAGCTCAACCGCCCACACACAACGCTGACAGTTTTTATAATACAAGCCGTCCCGGTTCTGTATAGACTGGTCATAATGCGGATTCGTGCTGTCAAGCGCGTCCTGAATATCTCCCGCCGCGCCTTTCGGGCCGAGGTATTCATCCAGCGATTGCGTCTGTGGCGTAGGCGGCTGCTGTGCCGTCGGCTGCGCTATGCCGGATCCTGATTTACTGCCTCTGCTTCCCATAGTATAACCTTTCTGTCACTTCTCTGCAACCTCTAGCGCGGCCTGCAATGCTTTTTCTGCGGCCAGCGCCTCGCGCTTAGCCTTGTTTGCGGCCTTTGCCGCGGCTTTACGCGCGTCCCACTTAGCAGCAAAGTGCACTACGTGGATGATCCGCTCATCGTCTTTCAGCTCCAGCGGAACCGTCCCGTAAAAGACTATCGTTTGCGGGTTGAGCCGTCTGCTCATCTCGTTAAAGCCCCGCAGGAAGTAGGCCTTTGCCTCGGCGCTTCCCTGCGTTCCGACGCTTGAGACGGCCACGGTGCCGCCTATCGGCTCACCGTCGAAGCACCACTCGAAAGAGTCCTCATCTACCCAACCTATCGTCGGGATCACCCGCACGCCGTGCTCCTGCCAGTAGGCCCCCAGCCAGTGCTTACGGTAGTGATTGTAAACATTAACCGCTTTGGGAAAATCCGTGAACATGGAAAAGTCCGGCGAACATACCGCCTGAAATTTCCGCAGCATCGGGATATACGTATCCGGCCGATCCCACACCCTGAGGAACTGATAGTCATCCACGAAGAAATGCACCCCGTGCTTTTCAGGCTCTTCACAGCCTTTCGCATAGTTAAAGCCTATCCAGTTGTCCGCTGTCGGATTGTCCGGGAATATGCGGGGGATGTCAAACTCCCCAACGCCTGCATACTTAGCCCGCTGCAGGTTTTCCCAGTTGCGGCAAGTCTTGTATAACTCGCCTTGCATGTTTTTTGCCTCCCTGCCTCCTTGTGAGAGAAAGACCCGGCCGGGTGCGCGGCCGGATCCTGTGGGGTTCACGCAGGCGGAGGCACGACCTGCTTGATATACTTTTCCACGCTACCACCATAGCATATGCCTCCGGGACAAACGGGACAAATGTTCGCACTATTCTTTCAGCTTAACGACCTCGACCCTGCGGCCCTTCGCCCAGCCCTTCTGAGCTGACGCGGCAGCTGCCTGCATCGTCTCTACGTGGCGGCCGTATGCCCACGGCTTCCCGTCCACCGTTATGATGTACCTGTACCCGTTGGGGTTCGTTCTTACCCGTTCCTCAAGCGCTGCTATCGCTTTCCGCCCTCTTAAACCAGAAGTCATCTCTTACCCTCCTTGCCGGAATGTGAAAGCCGGGGCCACCGGCTTAATAGAAATTGACGCGGGCGCAGTGCTCGCCGAAGTCTAGGAGCCATTTGCTGCGCACCTCGCAGGTTTCATCGATCCCGCTGTAGTACGGCTCGACGTCCGTAAACACGACCGCGCCGTTGCCCCACTCGCGGCAGTACGCCCAGATCACGGGGAGCTTGCCGAGCGCCCACTGCGCTACGACCTTGCTGTACCACTCCGCGTCTTCCGGCTCGAAGCCTCCGTCCTTTTTCGCCATGGCCTCAAAATCCGCAAAGGCCACGGTGCACTGAGAGCGGCGTGCCGCTTCTTCGAAAAGCCTTAGTTGCTCATCCGCCTCGGGCTGTGTCTCTGCGGCAGGGGCCGGTTCGCTGTTCTTTGTGATATAGTCATCCAGCTCGTCATAAAAGGCCTTGATCGCCTCGGGATCCATCTCTACCTCACGTCCGATGATCTCATAGTCACCGTTGAAGTAGGGGCAGTCATCTTTCCAAAGCTGCTCACAGAGTTTCCATGCCTCGTCTTCGGTCAGCATGCCGTACTCTGCGAATAACTCTAACGTTGTGCAGTAGACACCGTAGCGACCCATCAGGGGGCGCTCAGTGTTAACGATGTCTTTTACGAAGTAGCGGGTTTCTTTCATTGCTTTGTCCTCCAAAGGCTTTATCGATTCGAGTTTCTTAACTCTGGGGCCATTATAGTACAATCTTTTTAACTTGTCAAGCTATCATGTAAATTATTTTTGACTTTTTGTAAAAATATTTTTACCTGCCGCCACATAAAGCGGAAAGACGGGAAGCCCCTGATCAGCTTATAGGGGCTAAGGGGGCGCAGCTTATAGGATTTTAGGGAGCACTGTAGGATTTTAGGAGGGTAGGAGGAGCCGTGCATGGGATTTTAAGGGCTTTAGGAGGATCAGAGCACGCCTTTTTGTGTAGGAATCAAATAAAAAATAAAAATCTGGGGGCGCTTAGGGGCCTACCCCCAGAGGGGTGGGGTACCCCCTCTGCCCTGCGGGATGGCGGCGCGTGGCGACTCTCGGCGAACCACTGCGAGCCACTGCGACGCGCGGCGGGCACCGATGATCGACAGCACGCGCCCCGCCTACCCTCGGCCCCTGCTGTGCTTCTCTGATCATCCCCCCGCCCTTCTAGGCCTTCTATGGGCCTTCTGCGCCTCGCTGTGGCCTTCTGTGGCTCTATGCGGCCTGTTATGCCCTCTGTGGGCCTTCTGCGCCCTTATACGCCGCATGCCGTGAATTGTCTGTCAACTCATGCCCTTATGCGCTCGCCCGCCTCGCTCGCCCCTCCTGCGTGCCCTCTTGCGCCTGTGGCCTCGTGAATAGTCTGTCAATTCTGCCCTGCCCTTTTGGCCCTTCTGCGTGGAATTGTGCGGCGCTTTCCGACAACTCCCGACCACGTACGAAAAAAGCCCCTTCTGTGGGGCTGTACTTGGCGCATTTACGCCACCGTTATGCAAATTGTGCAAAACAGTGCAACTATTCGCTAAATCCGTATTTTGCGAAAAGATGCCCTTTTGTTGTTTTTCTTCAGCGCCCATCTAGGTACCTATAGCATATCTTCTTGACACTCGACTCGGTGTTATTGCCCACGTACTCGGCCACTTCTGCCCACGTCAAGCCCTCGACAAACCGCGCTGTAAAGATCTGCCGTGTTAGACTGTCCGGGATAGCAGCTATCCACCGCTCAAGCTTAACCCGTTCGCGCATTCCCTGCGCTTGCTTCTCTGCTATTATGCCCTCAAGCTCTACGATGGCCAGCGCTAGGCTCTCTGTCTTGCTGTGCACGTCTTGGGCATGCGGCATGCCGTCATTTACGGGGCTTGACACGCCGATCCGGCGCAACCTTAGCGCCTCAAGCCTCCTTTCATCGTCCCTTATTTCCCTATTCAGCCAGTAAAGCTGTGACAACTCCCTTAGCGTCAATGCGAACCCTCCTTTTTCGCGATAGCGCCGCCCTTAGCTGCCCGGGATTTCCCCCGTTTTCAGTGTAGGGCGCCGCGCCTGCTTCTCCGCCTCTCGAGTGCGAGCGCGATAAACTTTTTGCACTCCCCGCTTACCGCTTAACCCTTTAATCGTTTTACTCGACTTACCGCTTTAACGCTTAACGCTCCAACCCTTTTACGCTTTTACCGCTTTGCCGCTTTTTCCGTCTGCCACTCCAACGCTTTTACCGCTTTACCGCCTCACCGTTTTACCCCTTCAAACTGCCTCCCTGTTTTA